CTCGAAGATTCAAGATACCCTTCGACGGATCAAATGCCGGAACTTGCGGGACCGCAACAGGGAAGCCCAGAAGCCGCAACAATGGCAGGAGCAGATAATCCGGTCATTAAAGCCCTTCAGACCATTCAGACATGGATATCGGCGATGAAGGAAAAAGGTATGCCTGGTATTGATGAAATCGAACAGAATTTTATATCCATGCTTCAGGGTGTATCGCAAACCGGGCAGGAAAATCCTGAAAATTCCCAGGAACCACCAATGGAAGAACCTGAAACTCAAGCACCAGGCGGGCCTGTCCCAATGGGAGGAAGTTGGCCGAATGCAATGCCTGTAAACGCAAATAAAAGCGCAAAAACTTTAATTTAGGAGGAATTTATGGCAGATGGTGTCAGTTTTACCGGAAAAGGCGGAGAGGAATTGAGAATCAATCAATTTACGACCATACCGAGCGAACCTTCAAGGTCCGGCGGCGGTGATGGAGTTTCTTTTGTCGATAATGCCAGCGGCGACGACGTAAAACCGTTCGGAACCGATCAACGCGCAGGACTTGATAAAAGTTCTCACGATACCGATGGCGGAAAAGGTGTGCAATTTATTAAGGATTTGAGATAAACATAACCACCAAGGAAAGGATTTTTTATGACTACTGGAGAAGACACACAAAGCTATGACCAGGCTGCTGCTGCTGCGAGTGCAGACCCCGCTTCTGAAAAGATAGCGACTGAATCAGTACACGCATCACCGGAGAGCATTCAGGCTGGAAACACAGACGCCTCTCAGACCGCGTGGAATGGCGAACAATTCGCATTCGAATCGAACGGGCAGAGGATAGTTCCAAAAAGTCTCGATGAATTGAAGCAATGGGCGATCAGGGGAAGAAATTATTCCCAAAGAGCGGCGGAACTCAATAAGCGCCAGCAAGAAATAGAAACCACAAGCAAACAACTTGCGGAATACAAAAAACTTGCCGATGCTTTTGATCAAAACCCGGCGTTTAAAAAACAAATAATGGACCTGTATGTTAAATCACTACAAGGAGAGACGACAAAACAAGAAGATGAAAAATTACAGCAACTTCCTCCTGAAATAAAGGAAAAGTTGAGCGTAATTGATAATTTAAGAAGCGAAACGGAATCAATCAAAAGCCAGTTTGAGGAGATAAAGAAAAAAGAGGAAGACCAGCTCCTTGATCAGGAAATCAAGGCTTTGAGAGACAAGTTCAAGGATGAAAAATGGGACGAGGATGCCGATGGAGAAGGTACGCTAATGGTGAAAGTCATGAAGGAAGCCATGGAAACCGGACTCCCCCTGGAAAAGTGTTATAAAATTCTGTCTTATGATAAAATCCGGGTGAATACCGAGGCCCAGACCCGTTCGGAACTTGCCAAAAAAGCCGTTGAGGACAAGAAAAAAGGTATTGTGTCAACTTCTTATGAACAAAAACCTCAACCCAAAGGTATTGATATTCCCAGTTCTTCCTATCATAAACTTGTTGAGGCGGCACTCTCCGAAATGAAATAAGGAGAAACTTATGGCTATCAATCTTGGAGAAATCGGGTCAATCACCCAAAAGTATTTTGTTCCAAAACTTGTGGACAATATTTTTAAAAGTAATCCTCTTCTGCAAAGGGCAAAACAGAAATGGATGGAAAAAATAGACGGTGGAACGAAAATCATCATACCTGTTGCGTATGCACAGACGACAGCAGCAGGATGGTATACCGGGGCGGACACGCTTTCAACTACAGCCAACGACCAATTCGACAATGCGGAATTCGATTGGGTGCAGGCATATGCCAACATTACTATCAGCCGCAAAGACGAACTGATGAACAGTGGCAAGGAGCAGGTTGTAAATTTTGTTAAGGGAAAAGTCCAAATGGCTGAAAAAACCCTCGCCGACAAACTCGGCACGGCCATTTATAGTGGAGCTTCGGCAAGTCTACAGTTTATCGGCCTGGATACGGCCCTTGCCATCGACCGTTCTTACGGCGGGATCGATTCCACAACGTATACGTGGTGGGATGCCCAGGTGGACAGCACGACAACGCAGATCACAATTCCGGCCCTTCGCACTCTCGTAGGACAATGCACCATCGGAAGCGACAAGCCGAGCGTGTTCACGACAACGCAGACCATCTACGACTGTATCTATAATCTTTTACAGCCGCAGCAACGGTTTATGGACAGTGAAACGGCAAATGGCGGATTTGTAAATCTTCTTTTCGAAGGCAAGCCCCTTATTGTCGATAGTCACGCAACGACAAGCGCTTTGTATGCGCTGAACGAGGACTATATCCATCTTTTCGTTCACAAGGATGAGGATTTCAGGTTCGAACCGTTTATTAAGCCAACCAACCAGAACGTTGCCACTGCGAAAATTTACTGGATGGGCTGCATGGCAATTGATAATCCAAGGATGTGCGGCATCATGACCGCCGTAACGAACTAGTTAACAATTAAGAAAGAAGGAGAATAAATATGGCTGCTGGAACTGTTAATGGACCACAAACAATTTTTACCGAAAGCGTCAGTGCCGTGACCGCAACAAATACGGTTGCCCTCGGAACATATCGGGAAGAAGGCGGAAAAATATATAAATATTTTTATATGGAACAGGCCGCTTATCCCGGTTATGCCGTCAATTATACTTCAGGAGGTTCAGGTTATAGCGTCACCGCTTCAATGGTAAGCGGTGAACTTATAGCAGGATTCATCCAGAACACAACCGCCACAACAGCAACTTATTGCTGGGTCTTACAGCAAGGTCTTGCCAAATGTAATACCGCCGCCAATAGCGTCGTTGCTGGACAGGCAAACCTCGTTGTTCTGAGTTCGGGTACGGTCGGTCGTTTCACTGATTATCAGGCGACATCCGCGCTTTCGGCTGCGCTTTTTGCGAATATCATAGGAAAAAGCATCGGAAGCGGCACCGCTTCCGGTGTCAGTATTCTGTGTTACATTAATGTCTGATGATGAGCCGGAAGGCGGAGGCGAGTCCTCCCTTGGTGGTAGGACCGCCTTCGCCGGAAGGCTTATGAATTCAACCACCACCAAAGGAGAAACGTATGGATAACACCAATTCTATAGTCACGGAGTTTACGAATTCCAGTGTAAGTTTGGGAGCGTCGTCTGAGGCAATTCCGATGTCTGAATTATTGGTATTAAGAAAAGAAAACGGCGAATTAAAAAAACGGCTGGAAAATGCAATAGAACGCGAAGACCTTGTATTGCAAAACACCATTGATGTCGCTCCGATGACACCTGCACAACTCTACGGGCAGGCATGTTCAGGTGATACCGTGACTACGGAAACATTCGCCAACGATTGGGCACACCAATTTGAGTCGAATTCAAAAAAATTTGACATGATTAAAGATTCCGCGATGAATGAATTCGGTAAGCTTGCGTACAAACCGTGTATCTGCGCCGGAAGTGGGCCGAGCCTTAAGAAAAATGTGGAATGTCTTAAAGACCGTGGAGGAATAGGACTGGTTTCCTGTTTGCACAATTTTGGATATCTTGAGGACATGGGGTTTCCTGCCGACTATTATGTTAATCTTGATTCTCAGGAAATAACCATCCCAGAATTGTTTCAGGGAGGTAAAAAAGACGAAGAATTTTATTGGGATAAAACCAAGGAAAGAACACTTATTGCTTCTTCGGTGACAAATCCTAAACTCGCCGAAAAGTGGCAGGGAAAAATACTTTGGTTTAATGTCAACGTACCAGACCCTGTTTTTATGGGCATTGCGAACAAGGTTAATTTCAATCTTTTTTTCAATACCGGAGGAAACGCGCTTGGGGCATCGTATTATTTTGCCAGGGCTATCCTTGGAGCTTGCCCAATCGCAATGATAGGTGCTGATTTTTCTTTCTCGCAAAAGAAGAAATTTCATGCCTGGGATTCTCCATATGACAAGATGTTCAGTGGATTGATACCTGTTACCGATATTTTCGGGAACAGGGTTTTTACATGGCAATCTTATTATAATTTTGCCAAATGGTTTGAATTTATCGCATTGGGAGGACGCGGCGGAAATCCGAGTCTTTTTTATAATTGTACGGAAGGCGGAATTTTAGGCGCTTATCCCAATGGGAACATAAGGCATATCATCCAAATGCCTCTCAATCAATTTATCTATTGTTATTCGCAACACAAATTGATGATGAAAATCAGCGAGGAAAAAAGTCAAACGTTACTTTTTTAGAAGGAGTTTATTATGGCTACATCGTACAGCGCAATTACCTCAATCCCGAAAGGATCGGTATTTGGAAATATGCGCGTTAATATGGGAAGGCTTACCATTAATGCGACCGGAGGTTCTTCCTACTGCGGATTAAAGGTCGTTTGTTTCGCGGCATTAATGCCTTCAGTTGTAACAAGTGGATATATGTACGCGCTTACTTCGGGGGCCGTTGTGGTCGCTTCGGCAACAAGCGCGGATTCGTTCTTCGTAATGGCAATCGGTCAATAACTCACAATACCACCAAAGGAGAAGATCATGAATTCGAAAGTATTGAATGTCGGTAAAAAAGACTATCAGGAAGAATTTAAGGGCAAAATAATAAAAATACCGGCAGGCGGACATATCGTAATGGAGTTTTATGATGCCTGTGCCTTCAAGGGAACTTATCCCGGTAAAGGAATCGTCAAGCAAATAAAAGTTGAGAAAATACCGGGAACTGATAAAAGCCCTGATTTGAAGGTGTGCAATATGTGTAGCAGTACCTTTGCCACCGAAAAGGAATTATTGGAACACTCAAAAATTCATTCCGATAGTGTAGCACCCGAAATTACTGAAAAGAAAAAAGCCGGGAGGCCGACAAACGAGGAATTGCGAAGGCGCAGGGAGATGAAAAATGACACCGGCACAAGTGCTGGCAACAATAAGGGCGCAAATTGATGAATCTGCGGAGGGTTTCTATACAGACAATGAAATATATGCCTACATATGGCAGGCAGAAATTGAAATAAACAATCTCTGCGGTTGCGCTGAAACAACGGATTCATCGACGACCACTACGGCAGGAACAGCCGAGTATTCCAAACCTACGGATTGTTTGAGAATAGTCCGCCTTCTTTGGGACTCCAATCGAATGAAGAAAATAGACTTCAGGGAATTGGAGAACAATGAAGGCTTTACTTATGGACATACTATTGCTCAATCTCAACCGTGGGCTTATTACGAATATGGCGCAAATATCGGTCTTTACCCCACTCCCAACGCCACAAAAACTATAAAATTTTATTACGTGCAGCAACCGGCGCAAATAACCGATGTTTCAACGGCTTTTACCATTCCTCTTGATTTCCACGTTCTAATATCGGATTATTGCCTTTATAGAATGTGGGGGAAAGACCAGGAAGAAACAAGATCGGTTAATCATAAAAAACTTTTCGACGAGAATCTTATGAGAGCCGTTTCGTCATGGACAAAACGAAGGAATGCCGATAGAATAATGGTTGTCAAGGATTCGGAAATATATCCCATTACTGATGCTGGTATGATTTAATGAAATATACATATGAAATACCTGTTTTTGACGGCGGATTGAACACAAAAAACAATCCTTCGTCACTTCCTCCGAATCAAAGTCCTGATTTGCTGAATGTTATTTTTGACGATTACGGGGCCGTTGCGACAAGATTGGGGCAGGCGATATTGAATACCGCTGCCATAGGAAGCGCAGCAGTTGATGGCCTTAAATCTTATAAAAAAGACAGTCTGACATCGTATCTTGTTGCGGCCTGCAACGCCTCGATTCATTATGCCAGCGGAACCACTTTTGTTTCTATTCCTTCCGCGCAAAGCATTTTTACGGCAGGAGTAAATGTTAATTTCATGACAGTGAAGGACATGCTCCTTGTTACCAATGGATATCAGAAACCGTATAAGTGGGATGGTACATACTTCACACAATTCGGCGTGTCTGCTCCGGTTGTCGCAGCGACTGCGGTGACAACAAATTCTGGCAACCTTAACGGTACTTATTATTACGTTATCACCGGAGTTAATTCCAATCTTGCCGAAAGCGATTATGGCCCGGTAAGTTCTGCTTTTACCGCAGTAAGTAATCAGTTGACTGTTGGGAATCTTCCCGTATGGCCGACTTCGGCAGGGGTAAATTATAATTATCTATATAGAACAACAGCGTTGGCAAGCGGGGTGTATTATAAAGTCACAGCAATAACCAACGGGGTTACGAGTATTGTTGATAATGTTGCAGATTCAAGTTTGGTAACTCAGCCTCCTACTGACAACGGGGTTATGCCTAAATGTAAATTCACAACACAATACCAGGGAAGAATATTTGCAGCAGGCGATCCGTCATATCCGATGAGAATTTACTTTAGTGAGGCCGATCTCCCAGAAACGTGGCCGGATGTGAATTATCTGGATATCAATGCTGGAGACGGTTATCCGATTACCGGATTGGAATTGTTTTCAAATTCAATAGTGATACACAAGAACGATGATTCAGGTAACGGATCAATATATATGCTTTATATTCCTGATTCGACAGGAACAACCGGCACTGACAACTGGTATTTGACAAAATCACCTTCGGCTTACGGAGGACAAAGTGGAAAAGCCTTGGTGTTCTTTAATAATTTTATGGCTTTTATAAATGCCAAGGGCATGTTTGCGCTTTCCGGACAAGATGTCGCCTTAAATGTGGCAGAGGCAAATATTGGAAAATTTCTTACTGATTCCCGTTCATTCGATATTGAACCAGACGTTCTTTCGTTTAAGCAGTCATTGATTAAAAACATAGCGGGGGTTGAGTATAAAAATAAATTATGGTTTTCAGTTCCATCTTCGAATTCTTCGACTTATAACGACAAAATATATCAATATGATTTTGTGAGACTTTCAAACAACGACAGAAGTGTTGGGGCGTGGACAAAATTTAATGCGCATAATATTAATTGCTTCGCAGAGCATGCCGGTAATTTATATGGAGGTTCGTCCATAGCCAATGGTTATGTCTATCAACTTGATACGACTTATAATGATAACGGTGCGGCAATAAGTTCTTATTTTGTCACGGCAACAATAAGCGGAGATAAAAAACATAGAGATTATACCAAAGTATGGAGGTTTCTGATTGTATGGTATGAATGTTCCGGAGCCTGGAACCTAAAAGTGGAATATACTCTTAATGCAGGATTATCATATAGCGATCCGATTTATCTTAATCTTACCCCAGGAGGATCGGTATGGGGAACGGCAATTTATAATACCGATAGTTTCGGCGGAGGATTGCAAAGAAATAAGCAAACTCTCAATCTTAAGGGACCACAAAGCCGTGATATTCAGTTTAAATTCAGCACGAATACAATAAGTAATTATTGGAAAATTCACAAGATTCAAGTGCAGTATAATTTGAGAGGATTACGTTAATATGGCTACATCTGGAATATCATCTATATCTGGTGCAAGTGTTGTCGATCCGAACAAGGCAAGAGAAGAGGCTTTGCGGAAAAAAATTGAAGAAGATAATCAGAAGATGTCTGATTCACAGGAGGGATTTTCGGATGATGAAACCCAAAGCCCTCAGATGGTTCCAGAGGTTTCCCAGAACAATCGTGATGCGTGGGACTTACAACGCGAACAAGTGAATTCACGAGCAGAAGAAGACCGTAGGGCAAGAGAAGAGGCTTTACGCAGACGCATGGGAGCGCAGAACATTTCCGGTTCCGGTATCAATGAGAAAGCGCAGAGAAATCTTGAGAGTGAAGTCGCCAGGACTGCTGCACAGCAAACAAGCGCCATTGATATTGCCGAATTGCAAGCCCGCGAAGCGGAGAGAAATGCTGCAACGCAACAGCAATACGCCAAGGAATTAGAAGCATTGAAACAGACCGGAGCAAAAGAATTACAAACAGGACAATTGGGAAGTGCGGAGAAAATAGCTGGAATGCAGACTGGAACCGCTAAAGAAATAGCCGGAATTGAAACGACATCGAGAGAAAAAATTGCCTTTGCTGATTTATCTTTAAGAGAAAAAGACCTTGCTGAGAGAGGAAGACAATTTGATAACGAAGATGATTTTAAACGATGGGCAACGACGATGCAATACACCGATGCCGAGGCAAGCAGAACATGGCAGGCAATAGAAAATGATAAGGACAGGGTTTCACGTGAAACCATTTCCTTTGCCGGTCTTGATCAACAAGATCGTGCTCTTCTTGAAAATGCACGTCAATTTAATACAAAAACAGAATGGGATACATGGGCCAAACAGAAAGACATTGACCAGGCCACTATTGATAGATTATGGAAATCATCCGAATCCGATAAAGCATTGGAAAGTGCGGAAAAAATAGCCTTTGCCGGACTTTCTCTGAAGGAAAAAGAAGATGCAAGGGCCGCACTTGAATTCGATAATCAATTAGCATGGACAAAACAGGCCAAATTGATGGAAATTGATGAAGCTACGGCTGCGAGAGCATGGCAGTCAGCGGAAAATCTGAGAGATCAATATTCAAGGGAAAAAATAGCCCAAATGACTACTGATACACAGGTTCAGATTCAAAAAATGGTCGATGATGCTGCCGCTGGAAGGATTAATCTACAGGCTACATTAGAAAAGCAGAAGGCTACCGATACGGCATTGGCTCAATCTTATTATAATCAGGGTATGGTTGCAAAGGATACTGGAAAAGGATTAAGTAATCTGGAACTTTCTGCCTTGCAAAATACCGATCCATTATCTTACGCTTCTTATATGGCTGGAATAGCCGGAAGAGATTATGCGGAATTTCAGAAAAATGTACAGGATGAATTGGATTATAGAGGAGCTTTAATTACTAATGCTTCTAAATTATTTGGAACTCCTGCTGGGAAAAAAGCAATTAATGATATTTTTTCTGAAATGGGCTTTAAAGTTCCAGAGGAATCTATGACTGAAATATCTGCAAGCACTACCGGAGAAAAGGATTTTAGCAGATATGATTTTTCAAG